ATTATATCAGGGCTAGATATAGCTGATATGACAGATAATAAGTTTGATGCAATATTTTCTCTTTTACTCATATTTTAAACTTCCTTAATTCTTTTTCTACAAATTTATTGAATGTTCTTTGTATAATCTTTTCTGTCCTAGTATTAAAGCCAAAAAATTTTCTTTGTGGGTCAGTAGTTACTTGGTTGAAAAAAGCTTTGTCTATCTCATCTTTTCTACTAAATGCTAAAGATATTTTATGTTTTCCTGTTTTCTTTACCATTGATGGATTTAAAGAACCTAACATTCTACCTGTATAAAATAAATCAACTACTGTTGGTTTTCCCTCTCTTTGTAATTGTTTTAAATATCCCTCAGAATATGGTGCAAATCTTCTATCATTAAAATCAATACCTTTTTTAGTTTTAGTTCTAATTATATCTACTAATTGAAAACCAGCTTGTTTAACACCTTTGTCAATTATTCTTGGCAAGACAGAACCAAACTTTTTAAATTTAGCCGCTACTTGTTTTTGATTTGTTTTAATATTTAGATTGACAGCCATTATCTATTCAATCGTCTATATCCATGTAAAGGTTCTCTTTCATTAGATACGATTGAACCATCTGCTGTAGAATCATATTCAACACCATCTTCTAGTATTGATCTAAATTCTCTATTATATTCTGACATATAATATTCACCCATTCTTTCAAATCTATCTTTATCTGTTTCAGGTCTGAACTTTGTTAATGCTGGTAGATAAAATCTTCCTAAAAATAAATATACACCAGCCCTTTCAAACTGATCTAAATTTACTTTTGTGTTTTCCATCTCAACAGTATTTAAAACTGTAATATCTGTATAGACATTTGTTTTGTAAGTTGGAAACCACTCTATTCTTAATTGTCTTAAAATATCATTTGTAGTTTGTGCTAGAAAATTTGTTGTTTCTGTAGCTGTTGTAGATATACCAAAATCAAAAGCATCAGGTTGATACTTTAAAACATCAGAAGTTGTTATTACATTTGCACCTGTAAAATTAGCCATGACATTTACCTATAAACCAATCTACAAATTTTTTAATCTTTTTTTTTAGTTTTTTTAACATTCTTTTTTCTCTTTGGTTTTAATGTAACGACTTTATCAGAAATGTCATTTACTGTCGCTTTTTTAATTTCTTTTTTTACATCATCAAGAGGAACATAACCTCTCATTTTAAAATGTGCTACGTTTGCTTCGTATTGTATTTTTGATCTAATAATGGTTTTTTTTCCATTTGTTAATTTTATGTCCATATTAATCTCCTTTTTAACTGCGAGGGCAGTCTCCCGCCCTCACAAAGTATTAAATTATCCTTGAATTGATGAGTCTGCTTCGATCTCACAACCATTAGCGTCATTTAATTCACCGACACCATATACTGCTGTTGCTACAATCTCGTCTGCTCTTAAACTCGCATCTCTTTGAGTTTCGATTTTTAAGTCTTGCATCATTGCTAATCCTAAAGCATCTGGATTAAATACTGCACCTTTGTAATCTCCTGTTGTTCCCGGATCATTACTTGATGAGTCTGTCATATTTGAAGTTTCAAATATATTTACACCAGCGATCTGACCTACTAAAGATGATCTTAGTATTTCATTTCCAACACCCGGATTTGGGTTTGCAAATGTATTTGTAAGACCTGATTTTAGATCAAATGCTACTTGTGGGTGGATTACAGCATTTAGGTTTTCACCTGATACACCAGCCGCTCTTAATTTTGCTACTGCTTGAAATATCAATGCCGCTGACATAACTGTTGAAGCTGAACCTACAGTAGTTGAAAAACCACCGAATAAAGCTGTTAAGTCTTTGTCAACTTTTTTTGCAATTGCCTCACCAAATAATCTACCAATATCTGCCGCAACATTTCTTGGTGCCGCATTTCTTCCTAGATCAGTTAATGTAGTCATAATTCCATTTTCAGAACAAGTGATTGTTACTGAAGTTGGGTTGATTGCTGTGTTAGATAAATCAGATGCTTCCGATACTGCCGCCGCTGATACAGCCGCATAAATTGGAACTTCAACTGACTTTCCACCACCTGTTACTGCATAGTTTCTTACAAGTGGTCTCATTATTGATCTTTCACTTGCTACGAACAATGCTTCTGCCACTATCTCTGTGTATAGTTCCGATAGTGTAGAACTTGTGCTTTCGTTTGCCATTTTTATTTACCTTGTTATTTATTGTTTAAGTTTATTTGAGTAGGTGCAGAATCTCTTTGTTTGCGATACTCAGCATACTTTTTTCGATCCTCCGCCTTGCTCATGTCTAAGTCCTGAATATTAAAAGGTTTTACAGTTTTCCCCTCAATGCTATTCTGGCTACCTGAACCAGACAATGACCCTTTTCGGAAATGTGGGTTAGCATCTAAAAACTCATTTACTCGATCTTCAATTGTAAGTAGTTCTCCCTTTGGGTTGTATCTTATGTTTTTATTATTATCAAGTATTTCTATTCGACCATCATCATTATAATTTACTTCGTTTTTTAATAATGACACTACTTGATCTGGTGCAATAGCATTACTTTTAGAAGCTAAAGATAATATAGAATTATCTACATTGATTGTTTTTACTTTGCTTTTCCAATCAGCTAATTCTTTGTCTTTCTCAGCTATTCTAGCTTTCATAAGATTTTCTAAATCAGCTTTTGTTTTAGCTTCTTGTATTTGTTTTTCTTTTAAAATTTCTTCTTCTTTTTTTCTAGCTTCATCAACTTGTCTTTGATGTTTTGCTTTCTCAGCTTCTAGTCTTTGCTTGACTATTCTATCAACATCTTCTTGATTAAAACTTGGTGTTGGTTTTGTTTCGTCAGTTTGAGTTTGTTTAACTTCAGCTTCCTGAACATCATTTTTCGGTTGATTAACCTGTTTGTCGTCTGACATTGTTTCTCCTATGTTTATATTATTAGTTCGCCTTTTTTGTTATACCAATCAGGATTGACATAACTAAATTGATGTCTGCAATTATATCCACCTCTTACTACAAGTGGATTGCCTGATTTTTTTCCTGACCACGATCTAGTAGTCCATAATCGCTTGATTTCATCAATTGTAAAAAGTCCACCATTTCTTCTGTTATATACACCATTAATTAGATTTCTGCAAAAATCTCTAGTGGTTGGAATTACATCTCCATAGTATTTAACAAAAGTAAGACCAGCATCATTAGCTTTATTAAAATTAAGGGTTGCATCAAAATCTCTTAATGAGTCGTTTAATATCTGACCAGCATATCTTTTCATATTTTCACCAGCCCTATCTCTTGCAAATTTAGTCTGTAATGTTTGAATAGACTTATCAACTTGTGATTGTCTTGATTTAACATATTTATTTCTATTGATATAATCTACTAATCTATTTGCTTCTGCATCATCTGAACTAGCATATATACCATTTATTGTTTGTCTTAGTTCTTTTTCTAATTCTGTAAAATCATTTCCAACTAATGTATTCTGATAAACCTTTTCTGATAGTCGTCTTGTAAATGTGTTTGATACATCTTTGAACTGAGTAAAGTATTGTTGTTTTAAATTTTGTACTAAAGCTAAATCACCTTTTGTAAGTTCTTGAAACTCTACAGGAATATTACCAATTCTTCTAAAAGCTTTTTCTATTCTCTTTGCTTGTTTTGTAAAACCCTCTCTAACAACTGTATCTGACCAACCAAGATATTCTCTATCAACAATTGCTTTTATTTTTGGTCTAATTGCTATAGCCGCTTGAAGTTCTATAAGCTTTCCATCTGTTTGTGGTAAATCTCTATTGGCTAATGATACTACTTCTCTTTCTATTCTATCTAATGTTGCAACAAGAGTTTTATAATATTTTGCTTCTGCTAGTTCGATTTGTTTGATTCTATATTCTGTTGATCTTTGTACTATATCTGACATAGAAATTGTCTTATCAAAAAAACATCAAAAACGCAAAAAGTGTTTTAGTGTCGCATCAACCAGCTAACACCCTAAAATTTTAATCGTCTACTTTTCAACAAGTTCGTCAAAAGTAAAAAAAATGAAAAAGTGAATATGTTATAATGGGTTATTAAAGATTTATTTATAAATTTTTAATTAGCTATTTAACATTGTGAATATGATTAGTTGGTAGAGAGAGAGGTATCTATGGGTAGAGAAACAAATGATAGAGTTAATTTGCGAAATGCTTATAAAAAAGCAAATTCAACTTTACCAAAACAATTACCATTTATTACTTTTGCTGAAGCTGAAAGAGCATCAAGACTATTAGCAAGTAAATTTGGTAAATTAAAAGATGCGAGTCCAAATAAAATTTATCCTATGTATAAAAAGCAGTGGGTAAGAAAAGTTTGGGTTTGTTTAAGTGGTGATTCTTCAACTTTAAGTAGAGGTTGGAGAAGATTAATACACGATATGGCACACAGGATTTTTAGATATAGAAATCCAAGTTTGCCAGATCATTGTACTTTTCAAGCTGATTTGGAAGCTGAAATATGTGAATATGTTAATAGATCAGGTTGGCTTGATGGTTCTCTAAAAACTAAACCAAAACCAAAACTATCTAGTGAAGAAAAAAAAGTTATAAAGATTGAGTTGGTTAAGGGAAGTATTTTAAGATGGGAAACAAAAATTAAAAGAGCAAATACCTATCTTAAAAAATATAAAGCAAAACTAAAAAGACTAACAAAATAACCAACAATCATATTCCAATGTTAGATAGTTTCTTGCTCTACTTCTTGATCTTCTTGTGTTGCTTCATCTTGTGTGAACTCACCTACCTCTGCTTTTTGATCTATCTCGTCAAATATCTCATTTAGTTTTTCGTCATCATCTACAACTGCTCTTGCAATTTCTTTATCTACTTCTTTGTTAAATGTAGGTGAACCAATAGACATGGCTTTTGCTTGTTGATAGTAAATTAAATCAGTTGCATAATCTCTAATGTTAAATGAGTCAGGGTAACTTATCTCACCATCAAATGTAGCATTTTGAAACATAGCATAACATCTAAATAATTGTTCTTCTGCTATTTGTAAATTATCTGCTTTTTCAGAAAGTCTTGCATTAAGTAATTCAAATTCTGTTTGTAAAGCAATCCCTGATGATACTTGTTGTTTAGTTGTTCTTACTGCACCTGTATGAGCAATCCTATTGATAGCTTCTACTTTGTGATTAATAGAGTCCATAAGACCAGATAAATTTTGACCTGATGGTTGTAGTAAGTATGGTTTTAAGTTTGGTTCCATTTCTTCAGGCATTTCAATAACTGCACCAGCACCAGCACTAGCATTTACACTTGGAGTTTTTACTAATGATGGGTGATTTGTTAATCTAATTAATTGTTCTATTTCTGAAAGTTCGTTGTATATACTTTTTTGCAAATCTGCTATGTCTGTAAGGTCTGATTGACCAATCCCTTTTTTGTGTGATTTGGAATTGTATAAAATAACTGCTGGTATTTTGCCAATCAGATTATCGGCAGTATCTATTATAGTTGGGTCTGACCGATCATCTTTTGAATAAATTGTTTCTATTCGATCAGGAAACCACAATCTAAAATATGTACCACCATCTTTATCTACTTCCTCTCTGATTTTAAGATAGTCTAAATAATACTTACCATTTACTTCTCTTTTAAAATTCCAATCTAAAACATTTTCAGGTGTAACGATTGAAATATATGGTCTTATTTCTTGATTAAGTTCCTCTGCTCTTGTTCGTGTTTGTATTGTTGGTTTATCTAGGATCATAAAACAATGACCATAGATAGCCGAATAATTTTGAGCCTGTCGCATTACAGAATTAAAACTGTTACCCTCTAAATCTGCATCTTTTAAGAATGATTCCAAACTAGGCTCGTCTGCCATAGAACCAAAATCTCTTGAAGCTTTTACTCTAAATAAGAAAGATGAATATATTTGTATGATATTTTTACAATGATTATCACAAGGTGTATTAGCAAGTCTTTGATTAAACTCGTTATCTAATTCTAAATTGTATCTATTTAGATATTGACCAATCGTATAATCATAACCACCATTATATGACCTGATGTAATATTCCCAAAGATTTACATTTTCTTTGTAATCTTTGTGAGTATCGTAAGCATCATCTCTTGTATAAGCCATCTTATTTAATGTTCCATCTTGTCGGTTGTGAAGTTGGGATTTGTGTTACTAAAGGTTTTATGTAATCTATCATATATCCAAGAGCATCATTCATATGGTCAAATCCATCTTCTTTGTTAGGAATATTTGTATCTTCCTTGTACGTTTGTCTTTGTAATCCTTTTATAAGATATTTGCAAGAATTGGAAACAAAAATATGTCTATTACCTTTACTATCTTTAAGTTTTGAATTTACTGCATTGATTCTATCTCTTACTGCTGGGTGTTTATGTTTTACTTTTACTGTAAAGCCACCATTCTGAAGTATAGATAAATCTGTTCTACCACCAGCAGATGTTTTTCTTTGTCTTGAAGCTGGGTCAGGATAGATAAATATTGGTAATTGACTTCCATATCTATCTCTTATCTCTTGCACCATTTCATCAGTATTACTTGAATAAATTACTATTTCATCAACTAGATATATCTTTTCTTTTTCTATTTGTGCTACACAACAAGACATTGGGTCTATGTTAAAGTCCATTCCAATATGTAAAGGTTTTTTCCAATCTATCTTTTTATTAACAACAGACTCAACAGGGTGAAAGTTATAGTAGATAGCACCAGCATAATTTTCAAATGTACCCTCAAACTCTTGTCTAAATGTTCTTTGGTCTAAGTCTTGTCTAGCTTGATCTATTTCTTTTGGTGTAACCATTCCACCATCTAATGTAGTAAATTGAAAGCTTTCCCATTCTTTATCTTGCTTACCTTTTAGATACATTTCATAAGACCAATTACCATAACCTTTAGGAGTTCCACACATTAATACTTTTCCTAATGTATCTGATATTGATGCTCTTAATACTTCAAACCAAGTTCTTTTATCTATATCTGCAAACTCATCTAATATTAAAAAGTTTAATCCTGTACCTCGTAATGAGTCAGGCATATCAGCAGACTTTAAGGATATTGTACTATTTGTTTTTCTAATAGTTATTGTAAGTGTTGTTTCGTTTATATCTTCTATCCAATTAAATTGATTAAGAACTTCTTTTAAATTAGACCAACAAATATCTTTAGCCATTTTAAGAGTTGGTGCTACATACCATATCTTTTGATTAGGTATTGATGCAAATTTCATCATCTCAGTTATAGCAAGATATGTTTTACCAAATCTTCTACCTGATATTAAAACTCTAAATCTTTTATTTGATGATGATATAAGATGCTGGGGTTTTGTTAGAGTGATCTTCATTACAACCAAAATTAATATATATCTTATGTTTGTTTATTTCTTCTCTGCCTATTTCTTCTGTCTTTTGTAAGGACATTTTATAACCATCTAACATACAATCATAACCATCTTTATAAAAATTATCTAGTCTAAAAGGTGGCAAACAAGTACCTGATGTAGCACTACATATTATCATTGTTAGAACAAAGTTCATTTATTTTTTCTTTCTGTAATATTTTCTGTGAGTTTGTATTCTCCAAGACCAATGGAATATTGATCTTGCAACTTTGCCTATCTTTTCTACCACCCAATCTATCATTGTTAAAACTCATAAATTATTTTAATTTTTCTATCCTTATAATTTTATTATCTACATCTAGTTCAGCTTTGACTTTACTGCATATGTAAGTTGCGTTGCTGTTCCTAGTTGCAATTCTTTTCTTTTCTAAACACTTACTTATAGATGGAGTCCAAGTCATCTCTGTTAGTTTTTGATCTACACCTACAAACATCAATAGAGCAATAATCGTTTCCATTAATGATTACCATTTCTTAATTTTTCTATTTGTTTATTTATATTATCTACTTGTTCTTTTAAATGATCTATATTGACTTTGTTATATCTACTAGCTTGTATCTCTTTTTCTATAGATTCTATTTGTGATGCTAAGTGTTCTATTAACATATACATTTCTAAGTTTTTTGGTTCTTGTTCAGCTTTCTTTAATAAATCTTCTTGGAATAATATATCGGCAGTTTCTAATTGATTGAGTCTTTCTATAACTCCAAAGTAAGCCCATACTCCAATAGCAACTGCTGTGACTATTGCTAACATATTTCTTATTGGCATTGATATAGATGTGTTCTCACTTAC